ACCACATACCCCCTGTCTCCTTTTAAGGATTATTTATGAGTTTAGGATTTGACGCAATATCAGCATTACCATTTGCTACATCAACAAATATTGGTGCAGTAAATATAAATGTAACAGGAAATGCACTTACCATTACAATTGGTAGTGTAGGTATTATTGCAGATTCTATTGTAGAAGCAGTAGATCCAAATCAAGTTACCCTTGGTTTAGGAACTTTAACTATTAGTGGTAAAGCTAATGTTAGTGTTACAGGATCACAAGTAGCACTAGGTTTAGGAACTATTGTAGTTACTGCAGATGCTAATGTTTCACCTACAGGAAACGCATTGACCTTAGCCACAGGAAGTGTTACAGTAACAGGAGCAGCAAATATAAGTCCTACAGGTAATGCTTTATCATTAGATACAGTAGAACCAGGAGTTATAACGTGGAACGATATAATACCAGGAGCAAACATGGTTTGGACACCAATAAAACCGTACTAATATGGCATCAACTTATTCAACAGATTTATCATTAGAACTCGTAGCAACAGGAGAAAAAGCTGGCCTATGGGGATCAATTACAAATACTAATTTACAATTATTACAACAAGCAGTTTCAGGTTATATAGAAGTAACTTTAAGCACTGGTACAACTACACTAAGTTTAGCTGATGGAGATGCAACAGCAAATGGTAAAAACCTTTATATAAAAGTTATAGGAACTTTATCTGGTAATGCAAGTCTAGCCATGCCTGCATCTACAACAGGTGGAAATGCAAACAGAGTATTTTTTGTAGAAGATGGAACTACTAGAGGTCTAGCCTCACAAAGTTTTACAGTAACATTACTTACAACTGGTCAAAGCGCAGGAACTCAAGTTCCTCTTCCAGAAGGTGCAACAGCTTTAGTTTATTCTAGAGGCAGTGTACCAGCAACAACATTAGGTATGTTACAAAAAGGAATAACTTCTGTAACTGCAGCAAGTAAAACTACATACACAGCAGTCGCTGGTGATCAAATTGTAGTAGATACAGTTGCTAACCCAGTAACAATTACACTACCCGCATCACCTGCAGTTGGTGATGAAGTAACAATTATGGATGGTTCAGCATCAAATGGTTTTGCAACAAACAATTGTATTATAGATAGAAATAGTCAACCAATAGAAGGATCAGCTGCTAACGATACTCTTGCAACTAATAATCAATCTGTAACATTAATATATGCTAATGCCACAAAAGGCTGGCTATATAAATCAACAAATCAATAGGAGCTAACTTATGGCTCTTTTTGAATTACAATTTAGTCCAGGAGTAGACAAACAGACAACTCCAGTTGGTGCAGTTAATAGATGGATTGATTCTGATAATACTAGATTTAGATATGGACTTCCTGAAAAAGTAGGGGGTTGGCAATCCTTATTGACTGAAACTATTTGTGGTGTAGCTAGACAACAACACGCTTTTGTAGATTTAGATGGTAATAGATATGTTGCCATAGGCACTGATAAATTTTTACTTTTATATTTTGAAGGACAACTTCATGATATTACTCCTTTTAAAAGTAACAACGCTGGAACTCTAACTACATTTACTATTAATTCTATTGTAACTAACGACAGTAATAAAAACGCAACTTTTACAACTACTGCTAATCACGGACTAGCTGTAGGAGATATGTTAACTTTAACAAGTGTAACTCCTGCTACTAACTCTACTACAACAGCTGCAGGTTATAATGATTTTTTATATCAAGTACAAAGTGTACCTACACCGACAACATTTATTTTAACCTTAACTCAACAAGAAACAAATGCAGGAGCTACTGTTCCTGGAAGTGCTTCTGGAACTGTTAACCCTTATGAAATAGTTGGTCCTGCAGCACAGACATATGGATATGGTTATGGTGTTGGAAATTATGGTGGAATTGTTACAGGTGCTTTGCAAAATACCTTAAACGGAGCTTTGCTTGCAGATACCGCTGGTACAGGTGGATCTGGTACAGCAATAGTTTTAACATCTACAACTGGATTTCCATCTTCAGGAACTGTTGCTATAGCTAATGAATTAATAACTTATGCCTCTATTGTTGGAAATGAATTAAGAGGTATTACTAGAGGTGCAAACGGAACCGCTACAACCGGTACATCAAATGGTCAAGCTCACAGTAATGGTGCAACAGTTACAAATGCAACCGATTTTACAGGATGGGGAGAAGCAGTAGAAGCATCAACGGTTACCTTAGAACCAGGTCTATGGTCATTAAGTAATTTTGGAGAAGTGTTAGTTGCAACTATTGCTAACGGTAAAACATTTACTTGGAACTCTGGAATTGCAGCTAGATTAACGACTCACGCATCTACTTCAACACCAAGTACCGATGGAAGTTTAACAGGAGCTAACTCTCCTTTTGCTACTTTAATTGGAACTAATAGTGATGGAGCAGCTGTAGGTAATCCAACAGCATCTAGACTTGCTTTGATATCTCCAACAACTAGACACTTAATTCATTTTGGAACAGAGACAACTATAGGTGATCCAACTACACAAGATAATATTTTTATAAGATTCTCGGATCAAGAAGCTTTAAACAAATATACTATTGAAGCAACTAACACAGCAGGATCTCAAAGATTACAAGATGGAACTAAAATTGTAGGTTCTATTGTTGCAAAAGAAAATATCCTAGTGTGGACTGATAACGCATTATATACAATGAAGTTTGTTGGAGCTCCTTTTACTTTTGGATTTGAACAAGTTGGAACTAACTGTGGATTGATTGGTAAGAATGCAGCTATTGAAATTGATGGTGTTGCCTATTGGATGGGTAGTAATGGTTTCTTTGCATTTGATGGAACAGTAAATACTTTATCTTGTTCAGTAGAAGATTTTGTTTATGACAATTTTGATACAACAAAAGGACAACAAGTTTATGCAGGTATCAATAATTTATACACAGAAGTTGTTTGGTATTATCCAACCCAAGGATCTACTTTTAATGACAAATATGTAGTTCATAATTATGGTGAAGGAAAAGATATACCTATGGGTAACTGGTATACAGGAACTAACACTAACTCTATTAGAACAACATGGTTAGATTCTTTAATTTACCCAAGACCTTATGCAACTGCTTTTAACAGTAGTAACACAGGTAGTTTTCCTGTTATTCAAGGAAGTACTGGACTGGGTCAAACAGTTTATTTTGAACATGAAACAGGGACAGATCAAGTTAATCCTGATGGAACTATTACAGCTCTTACATCATTTATACAATCATATGATTTTGCACTTAACACGCAAGAAGGCAGTGGAGAATTTATGTTGGCTATGAGAAGATTTTTACCAGATTTTAAAACAGTAACAGGTTCTATTAGTGTGACAGTATTAGTAACTGACTACCCACAAACACTAGCTGCAGGAACAACTTTAAGTCCTTTTACTATTACCTCATCTACAACAAAGGTAGACACCAGGTCCAGAGGAAGATATGCTAGTATTAAGATAGAAAATACAAGTTCAGGTGAGTCTTGGAGATTTGGTACTTTTAGAGCAGATGTTCAAGCAGATGGAAGAAGATAATGACAAAGATTGTAGTTAGATTACCAGAGCCTAAAAAAGAATATACAGAAGATAATCAAAGACAAATTAACAGAGCATTATCAACTGTAGTAGAACAATTAAACTCTACTTTTTTAACTCAGTTAAAAGAAGACTCTGAGAGATACACTTGGTTTGGACTAGGATAATATGGCAAATATATATTTAAGCGCAAAAAAAGATTTAACAGCTGCTACAGCTACTACTTTATACACGGTGCCTTCTAATACTAGGGCTATTGTAAAATCATTATTAGTTAGTAGCGATAATGCTAGTGATACAACTATTACCGTAGATTTATTTGATGGAGATCCAGCGTCAGCTGACAAGTTTACTTTATTTAATGTTACATCAATAGCAGGTAATGCTAGCACACAACTATTAACAGAGCCTTTAATTATGTTAGAAAATGAAGTATTACAAGTAACCGCAGCAGATGCAAATAGATTGTTTGCAACAGCATCAATACTAGAAATAAACAGAGAGGATAGATAATGTCATTTATAGAAACAGAAGCTTCTGTTAGGTATGAAACAATTAATGGTCAAAGAGTACCAGTAATTACACCTAAATGTGAAGTAACATTAACTAATACAGAAACAGGTCAAGAGTATATGTCAGACGCAGAAGCATTAGCAGATGTACAAAACCCAGGTACAGATACTAAAGCAGAACATGTAAAAAGAGATGTAAATATCACTGTAGAAGAGATAAACATTGGCGCTGACTTTAACATCAAAGATTGACTATGGACAAAAAACTTTGTAAAACAATACTTTCAGGTGAAATCCCTGCTATTTTAATATATAATACTTTCAGAGGAATTTAAAACTATGGCATGGTACGATGGGATTATCGATTTTATTAGGGATGTACCCGACAATTATAAAAAATACAAAGACGTTATAGATGCTGGTGGTTCAGCAGCTAAAGGATATTTAGATTACAAAGAACAAAAACGTAGAAACGAACTAGAAGAATCAGCTTATAACGATTATATGAAAGCAGCTGAAGCTGCTGGTCAAGAGGCGCAAGCTGCTATAGACTTGAATCTAACTCCAATGCAAATTACAGGAATTCCTACCTCTAAAGCAGATGTAACTTCTTTTCAAAAAGTAGCACAAGGTGGTATCATAGGTTTAAA